ATGAGTATCAGTTGTGAATCCTGTTGGATCTACTTTTGTTTTTAATTCTGCGAAATGTGCCATGTTATTTATCTCCTTAGTGTTTAATATATATTTTAATTTTAACTTATTGTCAACGTTCCAGTTGCTGTAAATGTAACCACTGTACAACCACCTGCAGGGCCTGGTAATGTTGCTTTAGCTCCTCCTGGTGTTACACTTAATGTAGGTCCTATAGGTCCAGGTGCTCTTAATACTACGATTCCTGATCCACCTGCTCCACCGCCATAATGAGGTCCACCTCTACTTCCACCACCGCCACCACCACCAGTGTTTGCAGTTCCTGTAGAATCTGGGACGTTACCTGAAGGGTAATCTACTCCATCTCCACCACCCCCAGCACCACCACAACCTCCAGTTCCAGCAGCTGCTGTACCACCTCCACCTCCACCTGCATATGTAACAGATGAATTTGTAATTGAATTGGCTAATCCTGCACCACCATCTCCACCATTTTTTCCACATGGATTACTAACTCCATTACTACCTGTAGCACTGGCACCACCACCTCCACCGCCTGCAGTAGTAGGACTTCCACCACCAGTTCCACCATTATTACCTTGTTTTCCAGATAAAACCGGAGAACTAAATACTGTGCATCCAGATCCTGCAGAAGAACTAGCTGTTCCTGATCCTCCACCACCAGAGCCACCAGCTTTAGCATTGTTAGTACATCTTCCACCACCTCCACCACCACCTACTGCATGTATATATCCGACTGATGAATTAGTTCCATTATTACCTGGTACGCCTGAACTATCTGGTGTTCCAGCACCACCTCCACCAACTGTAATTGCATTAGATCCTGGTTGTAAAAATAATTTTGTTCCACCTGGAAAAGATGATCTATATCCACCAGCTCCACCACCTCCACCTGCATCTGTTCCACCTGATGCTCCACCAGAAACTACTAAATAATCAAAGGCGACACCACATCCTGAATCTAAAATATTTAAATTAGTTGATGCTTTAATTTCTGCAATCATAGTTAAACCATCTGTAGATGTTACTGGTGCACATACACTACATGTTGTAAATAAAACTCCTGAACTTGAAGGTGCTCTTGCGATCACGATACCTGAACCACCTGCTCCACCGTTTTGACCTGGGGTTCCTTGACCACCTCCGCCACCACCGCCACCGCCAGTGTTGACTGTTCCAGCTGCAGCTACGGCTCCTGTGTTAGCACCATCTCCGCCACCACCTGATCCACCACAACCACCATCTCCTGGTCCAGAGTTATTGGTAGATCCACCACCACCTCCGCCACCAGAGACTGTCACTGCATTCCCAGCAATGTTGTTTGGTGCTCCTGTGCCTCCTGGTCCTGCAGGATTTCCTGGTCCACAACCTGATTGTCCTGCTTGCATAGCACCACCACCTCCACCACCAATTGTATTAGGCGCTCCTGGTGCAGATCCACCATCGTTTCCTTCAGGCGGACTAAAACAACCTTTATTTCCAGAACCACCACCAGCACCTGGTCCACCTCCACCACCACCAGATCCTCCAGGAATACCAGCTCCAGCTCCACCGCCAGGGCCACCTCCTCCAGATCCACCACCGCTTGATGTTATTGTAGAAAGACTTGAGTCATTTCCTTGACCACCTCTACCACCACAAGTAGGAAAAGTTCCACCTGTTCCACCACCTCCAACTGTGATTGCGTATGTTCCTAAACTTAATTCTAATCCAGAAGAAGCCTTTAATGGGCTTGGTCCATATTCTGATGCACGATAGCCTCCAGCTCCGCCACCACCGGCTCCTTGACCGGGAGCACTGTTACCACCACCACCACCTGCACCACCAGCAACGACCATATAATCTACTGCCGCGGTTCTTGAAATCCAATTATCATTTGATACTTCACAATAAAGTGATTGCATACTCCATATACCAGTTGCTACACCTTTTAAAGAAACTGCGTTTTGTTTTACTATTACTATTCCTGATCCACCTAGCGTACCTCCGCCACCACCGCCTCCGCCAGTGTTAGCTGTGCCGTTTGCTCCAACTGCTGGACCATTACTTCCTGCACCGCCACCTCCAGGTCCTGCTGCTCCTACTGTTCCATAAGGTGATGATGGTGAAAAAACTCCACCTCCTCCGCCACCTGCATAAACTCCTGAATTAGGTGCCCCTGGAAAAGTTGGAGAGACATCAGTTCCATTTCCTCCATTTCCTCCACAACCAGAACCTGCAGAAGGAGTTACTGTGCCATTAGAACCAGCACCACCAGCACCACCACCGCCTCCGCCAGCATAAGAAACACATTGAATAAATGTACCATTACCACCAGCATTTCCTTCAGAAGGTGAATAACCTCCTTCATTACCTGCTGCTCCGCATTGTGGTGGTCCATGACAACCTCCTGATCCTGATCCACCTGCTCTAGCAGTTCCACCAACTTGTGTTCCTCCACCAGTAGCGGATTGACAAAATGCACTTGAATCTACTCCACAAGAACTTCCTGGTCCAGATCCACCGCCACCAACAACTACTTGGGATGGATTTCTTGATACTGCTCCAGGAATTGTAAGAGATAAATTTCTTAATCCACCAGCTCCTCCAGCTCCATTTCTTCCAGCACAGCCACCACCGCCTCCACCAGCAACAATTAATACTTGAGCTGGTCTACATTGACCATACTCGTTATCTGTAAAAGTAAAATTACTAGTTGATGTTACTACCGTTTGACTTGCTGAAACGCATTTAGCTGCTTTAACAGTGTTGACTGGTCCGATAATTCCGCCATTTGCCATAGCTAATTACCTCCCTATGCGTCGTCTAATACTTCGTATGAAATAAATAAATCTAAATCAGACGCTGCACTAGCTCCACCTTTAAGAATGTCACCTTCCATTAGATATATTGGTGTGTCTGATAATACTAACGTTGCGTCAGCGGGGACCGAAACTGTTTTTGCTAAGTACACTGTTGCACTTGCTCCTGTTGGTGTAATCCCATCTGCACCTGCAGTTGTTAGACCATCTACAAATAATGAAACGTCTGCTGCGTTTGTACCATCAACATTGGCAACTGTAATTCTATTTATTTTTACAATTTTTTCTGCAGCTACTGTCATTAAAGTTGTAGTTGCTGTAGCGGATAGGTTCCAACCTAAGTTACCACCTAAAATATTTGTTACTGCTACTATATTTGGATTCGCCATAATTTTTTATTTCCTATATTTATTACTTATCCGAAAATCATTGCCATTGCAATAGCTTTTCCTGTTGTTATTCCAAAAGTTGATGTTGATGTAAACCCTAGAGTTCCAGCTCCATCTGTTGTTACTAAAGCTTGAGAAGCAGAGCCTACGGCTGCTGGTAATGTTAAAGTATAAGAACCACTAACTGTTGCCGGTGCATCTATACCTACAAATGCTGAATTATCAGCGTCTTGAAATTTTATTGGATTACTATTAGTTAAAGCAATTTCTGAAGAATTAGCCATGACATCAACAATAATAGGATTTGTAGCATCTGGACTAGCTGATGCATAAACAATTTTAGTTCCTTTGTCTGTAGCTGAAAAAGTTGTGCTGCTTCCTGAACCAGTAGCATATTTAAATTGAACTGTGTACGCTCCAGAAGAAGAATTTTTTAATATGTAAAAAGTTTCTACATCATTTGGAATTGTAACAATTCTATTTCCAGTTATTGATCCTGTAAATTCTATAACTCTTTGTTGAGCAGTACCTGTTAAAGCACCATCATCAATATCTAAAGCAGTTGTTCCTGCTCCACCAGCAATAGATACAGTAGCAAAGCCACCTGTTAATTGCTCTATAAGATTTAAATTGTTATTAGTTTTTGTTCCCCATGTACCGGCATTTTCACCAGTTGCCATTAGTTCTATACCAAGATCTGTGTATGTTGAAGCCATTATTAATTCTCCTAATTTTGTTATTTATATTGGTTATTTAGTTTTAAGTCAAACATAAATTATGCTGTTTCCTTAGTATATCCTGTTGTAGTTTTTGGTGTCTTTGTAGAATATCCACTAACTGATGTTTTAGGTGTTTCTGTAGTATACCCTGTACTATCTTTAGGTGTTATATTTCCATAATACTTAAGAATTAATCCTGCAGCATTAACACTAGATGTTGCTAGTTGTCCTGTTAATCCTACTGTCATTGGTGTAGGTGTTATTGCACCAACTGCAGATGTAGCACTGACCCCGGTTAACGGAACTCCTATTGCAGGAACAATTGATCCTACAGAAGATGTTGCTGATACACCGGTTAACGGAACTCCTACACCAACAGTAATACTACCCACTGATGATGTTGTTTGTAATCCTGTTAAACCAATTTCTATTTCACTAAGAATTATTCCACCAACTGCAGATGTTGCACTAACTCCTGTTAATGGCACACCTATTTCAATACCTAGAGAACCTACACTTGAAGTAGCACTTTGACCTGTTGGAACTATAACAGATGTTAAATTTAAAGTAAGGGAACCTACACTTGAAGTAGCACTTTGACCTGTTGGAACTATAACAGATGTTAAATCTAAAGCAGGTGAACCCACACTAGATGTAGAACTAACTCCAGCCAGTTGAACTAAACTATTAAATGAATCTCCCCAAGGTTCTTCACCCCAACCATTTCTACCCCAACCAACTAATGTACCTGCGTTATCAAAAGTACCTAATTCAGTTTGTGCTTGTAAACCTGTTGGACTTACGATTGATTCTAAAGCTAGTGTAAGAGAGCCAACACTTGATGTTAAACTAACACCTGTTGGTATAACAGTTTGAATATCTAAAGTAGTAACACTTCCAATTGATGATGTTGATTCTACACCTGTCGGTTGTACAGCGTACTCTACACCCCAACCAGAATTACCCCATTCTTGTCTGCCCCAACCTTCTTCGTTAAAAGCTTCTATTGAACCTACTGATGATGTTGTTGATTGTCCTGATAAAATAACGGTAACATTGTCGTCACCCCATTCGTTGGATCCCCAAGTATTATTACCCCAGGTTGATGCCATAAGGATTACCTCCCTATGCTATACGAAGGATTGCGTTAGATGCGTCCGCTACTGGAAATTGAATTGTGAAAGTTCCACTTGATACAGTTTTATCTCCACCAAATGCAATTGCACAAACTGAAGGATCACCACTTGCTGTTTCATTATAAATTAAACAACCGTTAGCTGTAAAAGAAGCTGATGTAAAAGATACATCTGCAAAATCACAACATGCAGTGTCACCTGATAAAGCTGGTGTTACGTTTGTAAGTGCTATTCCTTTAGTTGTGTAACCATTTCCGTTAGCTACTTCGTTTGACGATGTGTAAGCTGTTGTTGATTTATTTAATGTAGCACTACTTGTGTACAATGCTAATTTAAATTCATTGCCACCATTTGTAAAATTGTGGATTGCTCTTAAAACTTCTGTTTTGAAAGTGTTACATACTGCTGATGTTATTGCCATAAAAAATCTCCTAATTACTGAGGCGGTGACTCGATTGGTATTCTTATTGTTCCATCCGTGTAATCGTCTCGTCTTCTTCTTCCAACTTGCATTGCTGCAAACTTTTGTAGTTCAGTTTTATATCTATTTTCATATAGTGTTAACATGTCTTGTGGACCTTTTAAAAACATAAATGCTTCTACTAAACATGCATATAATAAGCCTTGTGGGAAGTAATTACTTACATAAGTTCCAGCTGTATTAGTCTCTAAACCAGCTGGTTGAGCGTTATAGTGAATGATATATTTATAGTTTTGATCTGGTGTAGGAGCTACAAATAAAGCTCCTGATGTAGCAGTATTAGTTCCTGTTGTAGCACCACCAAACATAGAATAATATTTAGGTAAACCTTTTACATTTTGTGCTGCTTGACCTCCAGAAGGTCCTGTAGCTTCACCTACATATTCAGTAATAAAAGTTTGATCTCGTCTTTCTAACCAAAAACCTTGTTCTGTAGTAGCTGTTGTTGAATTAAATACTTGTACACCTCTTACAAATAAAGCTTTTGTAGGAACTGTAATACTATTAAAATTTTGTGCAAATTGTGCTTCTGCTTGAACTCTGTCTGAGTCCATTGGTATATCTAAATTAATTCTATGTTCTGCGTTTTCTAAAAATCTATTTATAACAGCAGCAGTAAATACGTTAGCATCTACTTCTGTGTAGTTTCTAATATCTGTTGTTAAATCTGCGTATGTATATCCAGCCATAATTAAGCTCTATCATTTAACGGTCCAATTGTACACTGAAAACCGCCTCCTGTTTCTGAACTACCTGCTGCATTTACTAAAGGAACTGTTATAGAATTAAATTGTTGTTCTGTTGCTTGTGTTCCATTTGGTAGTGTAGGACCAACTTCTACAGTAGTTGCAACAGCTGTCGCAAGATAACATCCAAAAACTCTAGCTCCGTTCGGGTGACTACTCGCTGTTGTTGTTGGTGGAGTAACTCCTCTAAAAGGTGCGCTGGACGTAGAACAACCTGTTAATTGATTTACATTTTTACCTGTATATTGAATAACTTCATTATCAAATTTACCGGTTTGAACATTTACTTTTTCAATCATAAAAAAACCACTTGTTGGAAACTGTGAAGCATCAACTAAATCAATAGAAGTTACTACATCATTTATAGCTCCATTTAATGTTGTAGATAATTCTAAAGTTGCAATAGCAACACCACCCACTATAGATTTAACAGCTTGAAATCTAACATATGATGTTCCTTCGTTAATTTGATTAGCGGGATATGAAACATTTAAAGTCGTGTTTGAGTTTGTAGTAAAAGGATTGTTTGGTAAAATATCTTGTACTGCAAATTCTGTTCTTGCAGGTCTTGCATTTTGTAATGCTTGTGGATCTGCTCCTACTGGATGTGGTTCTAGTTGTGGTTGTTTAGGTTCAAATTCTGAAATATGTACTAAAGCTCCAGTCCATTCTTTTACCATTTCTCTATATGGAAAAGCTACACCTGATCTATCAGAAATTGCTAATGCTCTACTACCTTTTGCAAATCTAGCCATTATATATTTGGATAGTATGTCTTCGGAGTAATAAATGTGCTAGCTGCAGAACCATCTTCAGATAATGCTCTAGCAAGTTCATCCTCGTACAACAACTTCATCTCCTGTGTTCTTTGTGGTGCAAACTTCATAGATAAGTAATAAGATAATCCTGAAATCATACATGGTACAAATCTAAAAGGTGCATCACCTGAGTTAGTATAAGCTCCTGCATCTTGAATTCTTTTTACATAATAAACATTTAAAAAGTTTGATGCAGCAGTTGCGTTAGGTAAAGGATAAATAGTAAGTGTAACTTTATCTATAAATCTTTGTACCCAAAATTGTGAAGGAGTTCCATTAGATGCTTTGTTAGCTGTTGCTGAATAAGCATCTCTTGCAACTTTAGTTAAACCTGTGTCTGATTGATTTGTTGTATTATAATTTTGTCTATATGTAACATTTAAAATATCTGAAATACCATAAACGTTAGCAACAGGAACAGTTGTAGCTTGTGGTGGTTCCCCACCTCCAGGTACATCTGTAGAATTTCTGTAAAAAGTATATACACCAGATCCTTCAGCTGTAGCATCAACGTTAGTTGTTGAACCTGCTACTAAATTAATATTAGTATTTCCTACTTCCCAAAAATGTATTCCTCTATTACCCCATTCTTGAAAAAGAATGTTTAAAGATCTTCTAGCAGTTTTTAATTGATGACCGGCTGTGCCTTGTAAACCAAGACGTTCGTACGCATCTTGAATAATTTCATCAATTGAAAAGTCCTGGTCAAAACTGTAGGACTGTGAAGTAGTATTCGCCATTGGCTACCCCTAAAAAGTTCCGATTATATAAAAAAAATCTACGTTAGTTAGATCTGCATATATTCCGTCAGAAGCATATATACCAGATGCTGGTATTTTAAATTCATGAACATGATTAGCTGCTGTACCAAACTTACCATGAAATATTAATTTGCCTGCTGTTTTAGCAGCGCCTACTTCATTATAAAGTTTAATTTCACCATCAGCTGCTGAACACTGTGCAAATACAGATAAAATGTTTGCACTTCCAATATTAGCTGCTGAACCAGCAATTAATTTTTGCACTTGACCATCGGCTGTAAGAACCACAGATTGTCTAACTTTTGATGTTATTGACATATTTAAATCTCCTTAAATTTATGTGGGCCGAAGCCCACACATAATTAATTATTACGCGATAGTCATTACCGGTGTACTTAAACAATCTGCTTTCCAAGTAGAGTTTGTTCCATCGTCAGTTAAACAAGTAAGAGAGAGTCTAGCTCCTGCTACTGTTGAGTTAACCATAGTAATTGTATCACCTGCTACGTCAGCAACTGGGTTAGCTGCTGTTCCAGCCACAAGTTGGATCATACCAAAAAAGTTTGATACACCAGCTCCTGGTAAAACAAAAGTAGTTGTAGTACCACCGCCAACAGCAGTAGTTAAAACAAAATGATAAGTAGTTCCTACATTGTCTGTACTAAGTGCAGGAATATTAACTACATTGTTTGCTGTTCCATTTACTATAAATTTTTCTTTTTTTATATTTCGCTCGGAGAATTTCAGCCAATGAAAAAATTTTGCAAGCCCCACGGCTA